CTGCGCCGAAAACTGGAAATTATACGTCGCCGTATTATCTACGAATATCTGCGACGTGACAGGGCCAACATAAACCCCGTAAACCAACTCAGACCCGTCAGCGCGTTCATAGGTATTGTTGAACGTAATCGCGTATGCCGTATTGATTACCGCCGGCGTAAACGTCGTTGTGCTGTAGAACGAGCCGTAACGCCGGCCAGCTTCGACGGCGATGTAAGTGTTATAGAACCAGCGATACCATTCGCGGGTGACAAAGTTCGTCACCTTATCCCAGATTGGAACGCGTGCGGCGGGCACGAGCGTGTTGTTGGGAAGATTAGGCATTCGTCGGGCTCATTATGAGTTCTGCGCCCATAATGGCGATCTTCACCGGATCTGTGCCAGAGATCTCATAAACGCGGTCGCGGATCTTAAGCGTCATGCCGAGACGCCGCCAAATCGTGCGGTAGCCGAACTGGCCAATTCGGCCCATAGATTTCCAATGCTCGTTTGACCATGTATGGCCGCCGTCATCTGACCAGCGCAGCATGACCTGCGGAACGATACCAGGAGCCGGAAGGTTGAGCGACGAAACGATGAAGTCGCCGTCTTCGGTTATGATATTCTTAAAATCTTCCGTAATAAGATACGTCGTGCCGAGCAAGCCGTAGTCATTACTGTTAAGACCGACGCCCGTTTCGCAATCAAGTTGCAAGCTGTGCTGCGTCGTGCGCTTCAGATTGTTTTCGCCGGTCGGCAATGCGCGCCATGACCGCAGCCATTTCTGAACGGTGCCGGCTTCCGTGTAGACGGTCGGATCATAGGCGAAAAGAAACCCGCTAACGTAATCGCCAATAACGATTTCCTTGTTAAAGTTCATTTGGCAGTTGCCGCGATGACGCGTGAACTGGTTATTTTCCCAACCAGCGCGCTCATGCCAAAGCCCCGTCGCCACGTCATAAACCCACGTCGTATTGGCAGTTGGAAAATTCAGCACATAGAAGCTATGGCCGTCTTGCTGATAGGTATAAGCCACAGCGTCGGAAAGATCGGTGTATTGCTGGATCTGCCACTCGACAGCGTGCGTCGAAACGCGCTCACCGGAATAGCCCTTAGACCGATAAACGACGCCATTACCGCGTGCGTCACGGCCAAGCCAGAATAGGCCATTGTCGAGTTTGGCGACTGAATAGGCGGCAAGACAGCCTATTTCGTTAAACGCTCCCTGAATACGCGCAAGCGGAAAATCCGGCGTGCCGGCGTTATACCAGACTTCGACGGTGTTGACGCCAAATAGCCAGACCTCGCGGTGATCGACGATCAGCGTGACAAGATCGTCAGGCGAACCTTCCGCGCTGGCGAACGAAAGATCGCCAATCGACAACCCATTATAAGAATCTGTCACCCATAAGCGCTGGCTGTTAGGCTCGTTAAAGACGAAGTAGCCGTCAAGAAAGCCGACGCCAACTGCGCCGTCAAAGTCAGGATCAGTTATCTGGGAAAGAAACGGCGAGAATGTTAACAAGACACTCGTAGCTGTAGCTGTAGCTGCGGCCGAAATTACAAAATGTGTTGAGTCGGTTATGCTAACAACGGTCGCGCCAGCGGGTATGCCCGCGCCAGATACAGGCTGGCCGATCATTACGACGCTAGAATCAGCCGTCGCAATAGTCGTCGACGTGTTAGTCGTATCGCAAAATATAGAAAACTCTATTGTGTAAATGTAGCCGTTGGCGTCGGCCGCAATGAACATTTGCGTGCCGTTATCGACCATGTTGACGGGCTGCGTCGTGGAATTGTCCGTGCCTAAGATCTGACCGCGATCAATATACGTCCAATCGCTATTGATCTGATATAACCGACTGCCCGCGACGGCATAGCCGTAATTGCCATACTGCCACAGCCCGCGCACGGGGCCGGTCGGAAGCTGTGTTAGCGCGCGCAATCCTGGCGCACGCTGTAGCCACGCCGCCTCTTTGCCGCCTTCGGGGATGACTTCAGGGTATAGATTAACCATGCGGCTATCCGCCGCATTGGGGCTACGCAGAACATAAGACGAGCCGAGAATTGGACTTTTCACGGTGCTTTCATCCTTGACTGCAAATTTATATTTGCGTATGAAAGCTCCACAAGGAGTTCAACATGATAACACACGAAGAACTTACATCGCTTTTGGATTATATTCCAGAAACCGGCGATTTGCTGTGGAAAGTTAAAAATAATCGCCGAATAGTCATAGGCAGTGGTGCGGGCACTATAAACGATCAAGGGTATGTAATAGTAAGACTTAATGGTTTTCGTTACCGAGCGCATCGGCTTGCGTGGTTTTATGTTTATAAAACTTGGCCCGTTAACGATATCGACCATATAAACGGTCAACGCAGCGATAATAGGATAAAAAATTTGCGCGACGTTACGACGGCCGAAAATATACAACATCAGACAACGGCGCAAAAAAGAAATAAAATGAAACTTTTGGGGGTTAGTGAAAGAAAACACGGATTTATCGCAAGGATATGCACAAACGGCGTCATCACGCATTTGGGGTCTTTTAAGACTCCCGAAGAAGCGCATGAAGCGTATATCTTGACTAAACGAAGACTTCATGCCAAAAATACCCTTTAAAATCAGTAGTTTCCGGCGTAGATATTATAGCGCTGGCGCGTGCCGACGATGCTGTAAGGCAGCGCCATGATGTCATCCGGGTTATTGATGCGCTTCAGGTTGCGCTTGCTATACATGGCGATGCGCTGCACCTGCGCGGAGGGCTCGACACCAAACTCCGGGGCCATTTCACACGCCAGATTGTAACGGAACGCCCGCAGATAGCCCGGCGGGAACGTAAGTTGCGTCGCCAACTGCGCCGGGCGCGTTAGTTCCTCGACCGAAATGAAATGCCATTCCAGCAACCGCAACGGCACCGGGTAGATATACATTTCAATGTTCGGGTAAGTATTGTTGACGAACATGACCTGCGGATAGGTAGACGTAACCGTTTTGACCGCAATGCCGTCATACTGCTGCTGATTGATCAGCTTGATGCCGTAGGACACATTGGTCTGCGGGTCGCGAAAGTAAGTCGCGTCGTCTAACAGAACAGGTCGGTTGCCAACAAAGTCGCCGGTCGGGCCAAGCGACCGATTAAGCTGACTTGGCGGCCACAGGAAAACCTGATCCTGAGTTGAAAAGACCGCTAGACGCTCCGTGTTCCACGAGTCGATCATTTGATTCAGCGCGGTCAACGCGTCTTGAGACGTTTCCGCCGAGGGCGTTTCGCCTTCTGCCAGAACCCCCAGAAGCCTCAAGGCTCCGTTGATCTGCTCGCCCGCCGTCGTCATCAGGATCGAACCTTTCCCAGCCGTTCTCTATGTCGGCTTCCGCTTCTAATTCCAGCGTAGCGATCTTAACGCCATGCACGTCATGACGCAAATAAATGAGGGCCATTTTACACCTATGGGAAGGGCCAGGCGGCCCATAGGCCGCCTGTAGGATTAGATTACGCGACGACCGGATACTGCCATTTGGTGCCGTCCGAAATGAACAGCTTGCCCGTGCCGGTAGCATTGGTCGTGGTCGCCAGCGAGCCGACCGGAGCGGTCGTCGTGGTCGAATTGGCGGTGATCGCCGTCGTCAGGAAATACAGGCCGGCCGTCGCGTTAGCGACAACAGCGCCCGTCGTAGCCGTCGACGTGAACGTGCCAGAGACAGTAGCAGTGGTGAGCGTGCTTCCGCTGATCGTCGCACCCGTGATGGTTGTGCCACTCACGAGTTCGGGATCAGAGAAGGCGACGCCAACAGGTTTAGTGTTAGGCATTGCCTTCTCCTAGTGTTAAGCGATGCGATAGATCGTGTAAGCCGCCGTGCCCGTCTTGCGGAAACGGAAGATGGCCGAAGACGGGTTGGTCGTCGTCGCGCCGTCGATCAGAACCGCGCTGCCGACGATGGTGTTGCCGGTGCCAGCGCCGAACGTCACATCATTAGCGGCGTTGTCGCCGATATTGATGAAGCTAACGTCGAAGCTAGTATTGACGGCGACGCTGGGGAAAGCGGCGTCGATCAACGCGCCCGTCGGGAACGTGTAGGTGCCCGCATCCGTGCCGCCGGAATCAATCGTGACGATGCCGGTCGACAGATTAGCCGCCGTAATCGTAACGGTCGCGCCGGTCAGATCGGCAGACGCAGCCTGAGCGCGCATAAGCGGCTCGCCGCGAACGCCCGCCGAGAACTGATAGCCGCCCGTGCCCTGAGAGATCGGCGGCGTGGGGCCGAACGATTCAAGCGGGTAGGAAGCGCCCTGAGTAGTGATAGCCATGATCTAATGCTCCTTAATTTGAGAGAAAGAAGGGGCCGAAGCCCCCTCTATTAGCCCCAAAGGCGAACCGCCATCTGCGGACGAATGACGCTGTAGCCATACAGAACGTCAATACGGCAGGGCAGTCGGTCGTTGTTGATGTCATACTGACGGACAACGCGGAGCGAGATACCGTTGTGAACCTGGCGCGAAGCCATGTCGACACCCTGCGGGAGCAGAAGGTCGGCGGTGGCGAACGCGATAGCGTCCTTGTGGTAGATCAGGTTCTGCGGATACTGCGTCGAGGCAGCGCCGAGGAACGTGACAGCCGCAGAAGCGACCGGCAGAGCGTCGACCGTGGCAAGAGCCTGCGTGGCCGAATACATCGCCGGGACAGTGACCGAAGCGGTGGTCGACGCCGTAACGTCAGCCAGAGCCACGAACTGATACAGCGAGCCAGTCGACTCACGGGTCTGCGGGTTAACGGCGTAGACGTTGGCGATGGTGAACACGTCACCGGCCTTGATCGTCGTGGAGCCGAGGCCCGTCAGAACAATCGTGGTCGAGCCTTCGGTCGTGACCGACGAACTGACCGTGACCGTGCCCGTGCGCGAACCCGTCGTGAACTGCTTAATCGACTGCGACATATTCAGTTCGTCGTAGCCGAGAATGCCTTCACCGAAGATGCCGTTTTTGAACTGCTTCGAGATAGCCGAAACAGGGTTGAACAGGCCCTTCATGCCTTCGATCAGCGACGCGTTGGCGGCCGGGTTGACCGTCGCGTAACGCGGCGACATGACAGCGGCGTTCTCATTCAGCTTCTGCTGCGCCTGCAACAGAACCAGCGAGGTGGCCGGGGTCGTGCCGGGCGTGCCGACCGAGTTGCCGATGTATTTGAAGCTGTTCGCAACGTCGGCGTCGATGGAGGACGCAAGCTGCGAAATACGCGGCTTCAGCACACGTTCCGCGAAGTCGTCCAACTGCATCGTCAGTTCGGCGGTCGTGAAGTTGACGCCGATGTGCTTCTGCGACGAAACGGTCAGGGTCGTGTACTGTTCGTTGTCGTCCTGCACCTGAAGGGCAGCGCCGTCCGTGACCAGAGCGCGGTCGGGCAGACGGATGCGCAGGGTCGAGCCGATCTTAGCGCCTTCGACGGCGAAAGAGTCGTCATACTGACGGTTGACGGTGCGGGTCAGGACAAGATTATTCTCAAGGATCTCAAGAGCCTTGCGAGTAATCATATCAATAGTAAGAAGTGAGTTAGACATCCTTTATCTCCGGTTTTGCGCTTCCCACTTCTTGATCTGCCGCTGACGTTCCGCTTCTATCCAATCCGACGTTGACATTGACTTTAATGACCGGGGGTCAGTCGTGTCATACCGCGGGCCTGAGTTTGATCGGGTAGCCGTGACAGGAGCAAGCGGTGCGGGCGCTGACGATGTGCGCTTAGTCGGCGGATTCGAGGTGAGATTCATCTCGATCTTACCGATTTCCTTCGCCTGCAAGACAGGCGGCAGACGGGCTATGCGTCCGGCTTCCTTTGGATTGGAGCCGAGCCAATAAATGACTTCGGGGCCAATGTCGGAAGCCTGGATGGCTTGAGCCATTACGTCCGTGACGGGGAGGCTAGGATTATACGCGACTTGTTCAAAGTCCTCGTATCTATCCCGCGCTTCCTCTTCACGGTCGCGGTATGACTCCAAGATCGCCGCCTGCTGCTGTGCGGCCTCTCGCTGTGCCAGTAGCTCTTGAGCGCGCTGGTTGGCCAATGCTTCCGCATAGACTTGGGCGTTCTCAAAATCGTCCGGCGCAGGTGGAGGTGCGGCCGGCTGTCTAGCCTGCTGCTCCGCAAGCCGCTGGGCCTGCTCTCTTTCCCATTTGCGCTGTTCTCTTGCAAGGCGCTTGCTGACAATCGCGTCCAACTCTTCTTGAGAGAACGATTTTGTCTGCTGCTGTTCCTCCGGCGTCGATTCAACAGATTCCGGCGCTGCCGTGGCTTCCGGTTCCGGCGCGGGGCTGATCTCCGCTACAGCCTGTTCGTCTTCCATTTTCACCTAGCTTTCCGGCCAGTCGGTTTACAAAAATTACTCTTCTTCGGCTTTGTCGTCAATAAGACCCTTACCGATCTCTTGGATCTTGACTGCTAAAGGTAGCGCTTCATTCGCTACGGCCAAACCGCCAGCTTTAGTCGCCAAGTCAAGCATCTGCAAAAGTTTATTCAATTCTTCAACTGTGAACATTAATTACTCCAAGGCAGCGGGGGTCGAATTACGGGAGGATTTATTTGATTGGCGATCTGTTGGTCAAGAGCCGCGACTTGTGCAGCTAATATCTCTTCACCCATCGCATCTTCTAACCAACCGATAACCTGTGCTTCAGTCAGATCAGCGTATGGTGTGAAGTCGCTGTCTGGGTCTAGCGTTACGGATTGTGAGCCGTAGATGTCAGCGGTGTGTGTTCCGTCTGTCGCTTGTCTGCGCCAGTGGCACGTAAAGACTACATCAGTATGTCCTTCGTGTTCTGGATAGCACTCTAGTTGAGAGATTACCCATAAATATGTGTTGCTCATATCTTTGCCTCTAATTCAGCTACTTTTACGGCGAGTTCTTGTATTGCTTTGACAAGTCGAGCTTCCGTTTTGCTCCACCCAGAAATCATGAGCATCCCCTCTGCGTCCTCTGCAACACAATCAGGATAAACTTGCTCCATATCTTGGGCGATAAAACCTATTTGATGACCTGTTCCATCCTTGTAATCAAACTCTGACGGCTTAAGTTTGCAAATATTTTTCAACTGATATGGTAGCGGTGTAATATTTTCTTTAAGTCTTGCATCAGAACTTGAAGTGAATGTCGCAGCATTAGCGCCATTAGCGGTGATTAGGCCGCTGCCCGTAGCGTTATTGTTAATAAAGAATTTAACGAACACCTGAGAGGTTGTAGTGTCGTTATCATATTTAGAAACACCAAGGGCATCATACGCCAAACTTGACGCTTGTGTGTTCATAAAGAAGCCAGCGCGCCCCGTAGCAGAATTTACGAACGATGTGATTACGCCGTTGTTTGCAGTCGTCCCAACCAGCAGGTTTCCGCTGCTGTCGATGCGTGCGCGTTCTGTTGAGCTTGATCCGAGTATCAGGTTTCCACTACGGCTAGTTATACCGAAGTCACCCGCAGTCCCTCCAGAAACAAGATTAGCACCCGACCCAATATCACCAATAGCAGTTCCGCTATTTGTGAACCTGATGTATACTCCAGACGCATTCGTAGAGTTGAAGTTTGTCGCTAGCGATACAGAACCAGATGATACATCGAGCCTAACTCCCGGCGTAACACCCAGTCCTAAATTTCCTGCGCTATCAATTGTTGCCGCAGTCGTCGCGCCATTATTGCCGACTTTGAACAAAATGCTGTCGGACGTGCCGACACCGGACGTTGACTGAAGCGTTAGCGACGACGATGCGGTCGTGCCACCAATCACGAGCGGCGATGTTAGGCTAGTCGTAAACGTGGGCGACGTGCCAAGCACGACGGAGCCAGTGCCGGTAACAGCATATTCACCCAGCACGCCAGCATTGTTATACAGCACGCGACCAGACGTGCCGCCGGTGATCGCCGTCGTGCCAACATCAAGGTCAACGCCGAGCGCGGTCGGGTTCGTCCAAGACGTGACGCCGCCCGTAGTAGACGTAAGGATGTAGCCGTTACCGGCTGCAACAGCCGGAGGTAGCGTCATTGTCCATGCAGCAGTGGCGCTATTCGACGATTGAATTGTAACCGGCCATGCGCCCGCTGCGGTGTTCGCCAGCGTCAGCGTGCCCTGCGTCGTCTGCTGCACGCCCAGCGTCGGGGTAGCCGTTGCAGAGATTGTATTCACAGAACCTGAAACGATGAACGTGCCCGCGCCGGTCGTGTTAAGCCCCGTGCCACCGGATGTGACCGCCAGTGGGGTCGAGAGCGTCAGGCTCGACGCCGACATAGCGCGGCCAGCGGTGAGGTTAGCGATGGAAACTTGCTTCGTCGTGGCCGACTGCACAATCGGCAGAACTTCCGTGCCGTCTAGTGGGGTCGTAGACGCCGGAAGTTGGGAAATCTTTACGTCGGCCATTTATCTAGTCCTTAGAAAGAAGCAACGCGGTCTTGGAACGCCTTAATGCGGGCGTCGAGGGCATTACGATCTGATTCGATGCGAGCCAAGTCGGCGGCGATCTTAGCCTCGCGCGCAGCGACTTCGTTTTCGCGCACAGCGACAGCCGCTTCAGCCGCAGAAGCCGCCGCTTCACGATCAGCCATCGCCTTTTCAAACGCCTTCTCGCGCTTGGTTACGTCCTTGTCGCGGGCGTCCGCGGCAGACTTGACTTCCTTGGCGTTGGCGTGCGCCGTTTTAGCTTCAGCGACCAGAGCGTCAGCCTGCGCCTGCGCAGCCGCCAATTCGCCTTTGGCCTTCTCACGATCCGCCAGCGCCGCTTCAGCCGCGCTCAGCGCGCCCTGACGCTTGGCCAGTTCGTCGCGGACTTTCACATACTGCGCGAGATCTTTGGGAAGCTGTTTTGTGAAATATTCAATCGGATCTACGTCCGACGATCCGCCGATGAATTGCATGATGACCTCAGACGTAATAGCTAATGTTGACCTTGGCGCTGCCCGTCGTCTCGATGAACTTAATCTTTGACAGGTCGCCGTCATACTGGAAGATAACGCCAGCTTTTAAGAGCATACCGCGCGAAGCCGTTGGCGCTTCGCCATTATCAAGCCATCGCACATCCTGCGTCTCCGCAACGATCAGCGCAAAATTGGCTTTGACATTCATGCCGGAGATCGGATCGCGCGCCGGAACGATTAGCCCTGTAGCGGTGCTGACGTTGTCAAGTTGCTGGTAGCCAAGGCAGCAAGTAATGGCTTTCACGTTAGCAGTCACTTATGATCTCCTTCGCTGGGCCATTGATCGCAGCCACGCAATTTGCTGTTCTTCCGCCGGTGCAGGGGCAGGGCCATAGTTAATTATAACACTGTAGCCGGTGATTGAATAGTCGCCCTTTTGAACCTCTAGCACACGTCCGCGCTGGATGTCTACATTCTGGCCAGTGATCGAATAGCTGCCCGTTTGGGCGACAAGTTCTCTATTAAATTGGAACGTAACCGATTGGCCCGTGATTGCATAGGAGCCTGACCCGGCCGTGATGGCGTTGCCCTTGAGGATCGTGACAGGGTAGCCCGTGACCGCGTAAGACCCAAACCCTGCGTCAATCCGCTTGCTGCGCTGAAGGTCGGCTGGGTAGCCCGTTATGAAATACTCGCCGCCGCAGCCCGATAGCTGAAGGATGACCTGCGCAATGATGTAGTCGCCGTCTTCAGTTATTAGCGGCCAGCCGCTCTCGGTCAGCAGCCGGGCGTTATAGTCGAGGACGGCCCAGATCTTTTCGCCGTCTTCCGTAATCAGGAACTTGCCATCTTCGGCAAGGAGATACGCGCCGTCATCGGGCCCGGTGACAATGATCTTGTCGCCTGCCTGAGTAACTAGATAATCGCCGTCCTCCGTGAGCAGGAGGGAGATATAGAACATATCATCACGTCGCCTGGAAGGTGCCGTTGACCGAATCCATCACGACGGTGACGCTCTCCCCTGCTGACACAAGCTGACTAGAGCCGTAATCCCAATAGGCGACGGGCGTGCTGGTCGTCGAATCCCACAGGATCGCGTAACGGAAGGTAAAGCCGCTGCCCGTGGCCGTCCATGCGGCCGGATTGTTGAGGACTAGCTTGTAGACGCCGCCCGTTTGGGTCGCAGACGCTGTGGTCGCGGGATTGCCGCCAGCCGTATAGCCGCCCGCGGTCGGCAGATCCGTCGTTCCAGACACGAATGTCGTGTCGGCCGGGTTGACCGTCGCCGCGAGCGCCACATACCACGCGTCCGAGCCCGAATTGATGTTCTCCATCAACGGTTCAATGGCGGCCGGATACTTTGTGTAAGTGGCTATCGGCATGATTTAGGCCAAAAATTTGAGTTTATAGAGCGTCGAGAGGTAGAGCGCGACGATTTCGTCGATTATGTTCTGAATCGCCGTATCGTCGTATTCTTCGCGCTCTTTTTCGACTTTTTTCAGCGAATCTTCCAAGAATTCGACGACATTATTGGTTTTTTCGGCCGAATGCAGCGTAATCGGCCCGATTAGACCGTATCTGCCCTGATAGGCTTCCGCCAGCGTGTCCGCGAGGTCGATCACGGCCGGATAGAACTTACCCAGCGCCTTGTGTTTGGCGAAGGATCGCGTGTTTAGATGCACGGAATGCGTCACATCGCGCGCCAAGAACAAATGTCCGATCAGATCCGCGCAACTCATTGACCCATCCCCTGCATTGGCGCGCTGCCCGGCACTATATCGCCCGTATCCAGCGCAGCCGCTATCGTGCCCTGCACTATATCCTGCACTTGCTCAGGCGTCAGGCCGCTCTGCATGGCCGACAGACGCTTCGTTTCGGCGTCGTAAGCCTTAATCTGCGCGTTCTGCTCGTCAATCTTGAGTTTCTGTATCTCATAAGACTGAAGAACCTGCTGCACCTGCGCTTTGGTTTCTTCCATCGCCTGCGACATTTGCATGATCTGCTGCCGCATGACCTGCGCTTCTGGCGATTCGTCGGTGTTTTGGAGAACGCGCGGGTCGAGCATCTTCTCAAACCGCTTGGCCATCGTCTCAGCGCCCGGCCAGTCCATATTCTTGACGAACAGGTCGCCCGCAACGCCCCACAGCGCGGGGTTCGTTTGCAGGATCTGACCCATCGTGTCCATAGCCTCCTGCTTACGGGTCATGTAGCTGGGGCCAGACGACACATGCACGTCGTAGGTGCCGACGTTCGGATTGTAGATCTTCATGATCTCCACGCCCTGCTCGTCGACAACGCGACGCACCGCTTCCGGCTGGGCCGGGTTGATGCGCGCCATGTCGACTTCGCCCTCGACGTTGATGATACGGGCGACGCGCTGCGTGTCGTAAATCTTCGGGATAAGGTCGACTAACTGCCGCGCGACGTATTTTATCGCCCGAGCGAGGTTGTCAACATAATGATACGTACTCGTGTCTCCTTGCCTCTCCCGAGCGAGGATCGCACGCCCCGTGCGTTCATTGGAGGTCGCCCCAATGCTACTGTCGTACTGGCCCGTGGTCGATTTAATATCTTCCCCTGCCCCCATTTTAGCTTGAATGAGTCCCGTCTGGGCCAGAGGCGGCTGCGCGCGCTCAGGAAGGGGAAGAGGGTTTCCAGCACCATCGCTTACGTCCGGGTTGACCTCAAGATACGGCCAGTTGTTCGTGTTGGCCGTCTTCCATTGCATTTCGTAGCCTTCGAACTGGCCGCCATAGCCAATGAAAGGCGCTTTCGGGGCCAGCGCGAGCATTTCCGCTTCTTGGCTGACCCAGTAGTTATACATGCGCTGCGCGTCCTTCGCGTTGCGCACAAGTCCACTTATGTAGATCTGTCCGTCGACCTCGAACTCGTTGCCGATGACGCGCACGACGGGAATGTATTTGCCCGCCCACTCGCGTTCCTCAAGCACCTCGTAACCGTTGGTCTTGATCCACATAACGCGGCGGCGCTCGCTCTCACGCGACTTGATCGGCTTGCCATAGGCCGCTTTGAGGCGCTTGTCTTCTGGCGTGCCTGCGAACGCCGTCACATTGTCCGGGTAGAGGTTGAGCGTTTCGCGCTTGCTGTCGATGTAAAAATACTCAGCGATGCGCACCGTTTCCTGGCTGACCCACATGCTCAGCGTCTGATCGCCCACGCCCTGCGACATCATGCCGGTCACAGGCGTCGCGTCGGGGTAGAGGTCTTCATATTCAGCCTTCGGAATGTCTTCCGTAATGAAGCAATAGCGCGCGTCCTGACCGCATGGATCTTGAATCATTGGATCCATGTAGACGCTAAAGCTGCTGCGCACGCGGCCGATGCGAATGTCCTGCTCAAACGAATTCTCGTTCGTGTATTCCGTCAAAACGCGAATGTAGCCCTCGCCGTATGTGACCTGGTTGTCACAGGCCGTGTCATAGGCCACGTCAGCGTCGGACATATACTCAATGTGCCGCACAATGCCGTCGAAGATTTCCGCGACCTCTGGGTCGGCGTTGTCGTCGGCCGGGATGACGCGCGCAGTCGGACGGTTCTGGCGTTGCTCGTTCGTCACGAGGCGCACATGCTGCGGCAGCTTGTTGATCGTCAGGCACGGGCGTGCGTTGATCGTCTGGCCCTGCACCGCGCCGCGTGTCGCCAGCACGTCCGCCGGCCATTGCCACGCGTTGTCCGGCGAACCCGCCATGAAGCGCAGATCGTCTAACTCGTCTTCGCGCGAGTCCGAATAGGCCGCCATCGCCACCGTAAAGCGGTGACGCATGGTCGCAAGCCGGTCATCGTCCGGGTTGTCGGAGACTTTGCCTGCGGCGATTACGTCATCAGAAGCCATTATTCACCTTGCCTAGAACGGATAACATCTTTTTGGATTTTTACAAATCCGGGGCTGCGATCCGGCACTTCATAAATGTTTCCGACGCCCGCGCGATCTATCCAGTCTAAAAGAAATGCGCCATACCTATTACCGGCGTGTTCTTTTTTAGTGGCTATAGAATCTAACAGCCCTTTTTCGAGTTGAGCCGCCGTAACTACGTCGCCATCTTTTAAAAGCTGAACACGGGTTTGTTTTAGCGGCGAACTATCTAATTTAACTGTAAATTCTTCGTTTATAGGAAACGCATCGGAGAGTATAGTATCTTTAAACGAGCTAACTTCTTTATTTGCGCGGTCGAACATTTTTCCCCTAAAAGTTTCTTGCATTTGCGGGGACATTTTTTCGTCTGCGAAATTAGAGAATAGTTTTTCTACCGGCGTGCCTTTAGGCTGGGTAAATCCTGTCCCGCGCCCCGCCGAAGAAGTTTGTCCTGTAAAAGTGTTATGTAGCCGCGCTCGCATTAGCGCTTCACTTACAGCTTTCTGCTCCGCCCTAGCCGCAACGTTAGCGCCGGGTAGCGGTAGCATGGCCATGATCGCGCCCTTGGTGTCGCCGGCGCGAGCGGCCTCTTGGCCCTGTAGCACGTTGCCTGTGCCGGGCAGATAGCCAAGAATGTCAGCTATGCCCGTCGCAAACTGACGCCGCTCCGGCGACGGGCGTGTGTCGCCCATCAGATAGGCCGCAATCTGTTCCTTCCATGACGGCTCATACGGCCGCAGCATGGCGTTACGCGGTTCAGGAGCGAGCGCATTGACCGGCATTATTTACACGACTTGCCCATTTTCTTACCGGCAGCGCTGCGCTTGGTCGAGTAGGCGATAGCGACCGCCTGTTTCGGCGGCTTGCCCGCTTTGATTTCCGCAGCCACGTTCTTACGGAACGCGTTCTTTGATGTTGACTTAACGAGCGGCATTATTTTTTCCTCGTTTTAGCTGACTGCTTGAACGCCTTGGCGGTCGGTGCGCCCTCTGCGCCCGGCTTGCGCATCTTCTCGCCAGAGCCTGCTTTGATGCGCGCGCGCTTCGCGTGAATGTTGGCGTAGAGCCCAGGCTTACTTGCCACAGTTCCACCTCTTCATGCTGGCCTTCGCCCGCTCTGCGTTCTTCGACTTAGCGACCACGCCGCCCATGCGTGCGCAGAAGCTGGCCTTACGGCCCTTGTCGGCCTCGCTCTTAGGATTGGGAGCCGGCGGCTTGAGCTTGCTGCCCGTCGCGGCGTTGTATTTCTGACGGCCCTTGGCGGTCAGACCAGCGCCCGCCTTAGTCGATAGCTTCTCGCCACGCCCTACTGACAGCGATACCATCTAGTGTCCCATCCATCCTGAAGAGGCTGTTCCACCACCATAACTGACGCGCGGTCTGTTGTCCATTGGTCTGGCCTCCCTGTGCGCCACAGGATACGCGAACGTCACGGCGATAGCGTCGGCGGCGTCGGGGCTGGCTAGACCACGCGCCTTCATGTCTTTCTTGCTTTCTAGGAATATAGTCCCTTTACTGTCGGGCTTCATCATGGGGCCGGTCAGGTCGCTCTTTAGGAAGCGGTCGTTTGGGATGCTGGCTGTCTTCAGCCACTCCCGCATGGCGTGCCACATTTCAGCGCGCTTGTTTCCGAACATGATCGGACGGGAAGACTTGCTGCCGAAGTTGACGCCCCTGATCTTGTATCGCTGCTCCTTGAGCCGGTCGACGACGCCCGCCCCTAGGCCGCCTTCGTCCACGACGACGAGCGCTGGGCGGAACTCTTCGATGATGTCAATGACTCTGCCGACCACCTCCATCGTGTCGTCGCCGCGGTAGCGACGGATGCCGATGATGTCACGGCCCTGCCGGATAGCGATGACCGTCGCGTCAGCCCCGAACCGCGCCGGGTCGACGCCCACGATTATCGGCGCTGTCTGATCTTTCTGCGGCGATCTTTGCTGCGCCTCCATGACCAGTGATGACGGTATGAACTGGTCATCGCTCGCGTTCGGGAAGGCTCCGTAGACCTCGACGTGAGCCTGAGCGCTGTCGGGGCCGTATTCGTCGATAATCTGCTGATAGACTGCCTTATCAGTTCCCTCCACGCTTCTGGCGTCAACAACCTTGTTTCGCCAGAAGTCGCGCTTGTTGTGGAAGCACTCGTAGAAGTATCCGCTGTTACGGCGGGGGTTGCTAAAGCTAAGCCAAAAACGATTAGGAGTGTTCTCTGTAAAGAAGCCACTGGCCACCGCCCAGATAGAGTCATCAATACCGCTGGCCTCGTCGAACACGAGCATGACGCCCGCGAAGTTGTGCACGCCCGCGTAGCTGTCAGGGTTCTCGGCCGACCACAGCCGCCCCTCCACGCCCCAGTAACGCGTGCCCAGCTTTAGATCGCGCTCGACCAGTTCCGCAATCCACTTGGCCGGCAGCACGCGGGTGGCGCTTACCTCGAACCAATGGCTGTTGAGGCACATTGATAGCCATTTGGTGATCTCGGCCCAAGTGACGCTGCGTAGCTGCGCTTCTGAGTTGGCCGACACGATAGTCGTCGAGCCTATGCGCGTGGTCAGCATCCAGATCACGAGCCAACTCACGAGGGCTGACTTGCCGATACCGCGGCCGGAGGACGTGGCCATGCGAAAGGTTTCAAAGTCAACCTTGCCGTTATTCTCTTTGATGTGGTCGCGCAGGTCTTGGAGGACTTCTAGCTGCCACTTGCGCGGGCCTGTGAAGTGTTCCAGTGGCGTGCCGGCCTTACCCCACGGGAACGCCATCCTCACGAACGCGACCGGATCGTTCTTCACCTGCGCCGACCATAAGGTCGCCATCAGCTTCTGTTCTTCGTCCGCTGAGTAGATCGGCACTTGCATCTAATATCTCTCCCTGGATCACGCGCTGCTGCGCCTCTTCTAGCGCCGCGATGATGGATATGCGCTGCTCGACCTGCACCTGCACCGACTGCGGGGCCGTCCACTTGTGGACGTGTTTTAGAATGTCCAGCGCCGCCTTCGTGTCGCCAGCGCGGGCGGCGTTGTGCAGCACCTCGGACATTTCCGCTTCGCCCTCAGCGCGCCCCTTCTGTTCGGCATACTCCGCGATGGGGTCGAACTGCACCAGCCGCCGATACTCGGTCGGGGTCATGCCCGCGGCGTAGGCGAGCGTGTCGCCTTTCAGCCCTTTGCGGGCGGCGAGATAGATGCGCTCTAGGACGGCTTCCGTCGCCTCTATTTTGCGCGGTTCATAAGGTAGGGACTCAAACATAAAGTCTTTTACCATTAAAATAAAAAATAAAAAAGTTCGCGTGATGGCTACGTATTTCTTAAAGGAGATCCCCAGGCCCAGCCCCCCCCTATTTGTCAACGCCACCTGCGTTAACGTTACGCGTTAAGGTTAAACGTTAAGGTTAACGTTGACGTGGAGCTTGCGCGGATCGGGATCGGCCGAGCGCGGATCATGTTGCAATGCAGCATAGTCGTATCGCCGTATCGCCATGCGATTTTAGGTCGCGTGGGAATTCCCTATGAGCGAGCCTGGCCATTTGCGCGGGCGTGGGGGCGGGGCAATTATCGCCATATCGTCAAATCGCCATGCAACTTTCATCCGCTCTACATTTATATATTATTCTGTATACATTTATATAAAATTCCTAGAGTCTAACAACTAATGACGATATGACTATTACTAGGTCGCGCCTCGTATTGAGCCCCCGCTCCCCATGGCGATTTGATAACGATCCGCTAACTATCACGACTATTCGTAAAAAGATTTATTGCAAAACCCGCCAATCGTGCTATTCATAACATATCCACAATGTAGGGGGTAAAAATGTATCGGGTTTTCGTTTATCGTCACGACGCCTGGCTTTTCGTGGATTCGACGTCCGATCTGGCGGCCGCGCAAGCGCTGGCGGCGCGCATTGGAGGGGTGGTCATATGACTATGACAGCGTATGAAGTGGCGATACAAACGGCCGATCTTCGGCTGTCGCGTGTTGAGGTGACGACTACCAAAGCCGAGGCGGTGCAGATCGCACGGCAATGGGCGAGAGAGACAAGCGGCGAGATCGCGTGGGTTCACGTCTTCAGTCTCGCAACCGATCAATCGGTCTTCTCAATACAAAATTTACTGTAACCGAAGGCCGCGCTTTACAAGGGCGCGGCCTTTATCGTAACATATCCACATTGAATAGGGAGAACGATAATGCCAATCATCAGCTTCAAAGCCAAAGTCGAGACAATATACAACGCCGACGAAACGCCCGCGTGGCGTTGGATCAAGGTGCCAGCAATAGAACGACGCCACTGCGACATGGCGGCGTTTCGCAGCCACGCCAAGTATGGGTCATACGCTAACAGCGACATGTTCGGCGCTATCGTCAAACGCGCGTTTAAGGAAGCTGGCGTAAAAGAGTATATCAAGCTGCATGAGATACCGGCGAACGTCACCATTGACGAAAGCGGCTTTCTCGCCAAAGTAACAATCAACATATAACATATCCACACTGTAGAAAGAGGAGACGACAATGACCGATGCAACCTACAACGGCTGGACAAACTACGCGACGTGGCGGGTCAATCTGGAGATGTTCGACGGCGCGACCGATGAGTTGTTCGACCACTGCGACGACGTGCCGGCGATGTTGAGGGAATACGCTGAGAACCTTATGGAAGAAACCGCCAACGGGCTGGCGCTAGACTACGCAATGGCGTTCCTTGCCGATGTTAACTGGCATGAAATCGCAAAGCATATAAAGGCAGACTAATCGCAGGCGGCGCTTCACGGCGTCGCCTTTTCTTTTGCAACATATCCACAAGGAGTAATGACAATGACCAGCTTAAAAGAATGGATGGATCAACAGTGGCGCAACCCGGGCGTGAAGTTTGCCGGCCATGGCGTCGCGTATCTAGGGACAGACCTTAAGACCCTGCATATACGCGGCGGGACAGCGCGCAACCCACAACCCGACAAAGAGACAAAGCGCCGCCGCGCCGGGCTGGCGATGTATAACGAAAAGTTGCGCGCGGTAATTCTAGCGGGAGCGACGGCTGAGATGCGCCCAATGTTAAAAGAAATCCCCGGCAAGACATGGCGCGACAAGACAACCTTCAAAGAAGTCCCCATGCCGCATTACACATGGCCCAAAACGGACGCCCCGGACATGCCCGTGACTGTCCCGCATGTTCCGCGCAAACGCGTGCCAAAGGCTAAACTTGAACAGGCCGCCGCTATCATCGCCAAAGTGCCACCGGACGAATTGACCGCGTTCCTTGCCCGGTTCGGCTTGTCGCTGTCTCTAGCGGCGTCCATCGCATCGCTGGACAATGCCGAAATGATCGCGCGTCAGTTTTTGAGGGCAACGCTATGATTGAATTAGAGCTGGAAGCCAAAGCGATAGAAGAGTTGATAGATCTGTTATCCGCCCTACCAACTCGAACAAATCATCTGGACGACGCGCTGCTAACGCTGCGCGACGTTTACGACAACGCCGCTGAAGAATACTGGACGAACGTTTGGAGCAACCCATGACCTACCATATTGAATATGAATTAGACGAATTCCAGCCCTGGCCGGGCATGGCGATTTATTGCTACGGCGTCGCGACTCTCTCTTATAGTTGGGAAGGCCGCGACCGTGACACGGGCGACGACGGCGGCCCATACGACATAGAACTACAGCACCTCACAATAAGCGCCGACAAGGCTAAAGCGCCTGACTACGCTATCGAACAGACTGACCCGCTGTTTGAGCGGATCGAAGCCATCCTATGCGCCAGCCGCGACGTGTACGCCGCATGTAAGGAAGATTATGAGCAAGACTGACTTGCTCGCATTCGCAATCGGCGCAGCGCTGGCAATACCCGCGCTCGCCCTATTCGTAACCTATCTACTGGGAGGCCTATAATGCGAGTGCTAATTGCTTGCGAGTTTAGCGGGACGGTGCGGGACGCCTTCACACGGCGCGGTCATTATGCCGTGTCGTGCGACTTGCTCCCGTCTGAAACGCCCGGCCCGCACCATCAAGGCGACGTGTCTATGATCCTCACCGATGGCTGGGATCTCATGATCGCGCACCCGCCCTGCACGCACCTCGCCGTGTCCGGCGCGCGCTGGTTCAAGGATAAGCAAGCCGAGCAGGCGGAAGCGCTCGACTTCGTGCGGCTGTTGCTCGACGCGCCGATCCCGCGCATAGCGCTGGAAAATCCCGTCTCGATCATTAGCAGCAAGATTCGGAAGCCTGACCAGATCATCCAACCTTGGCAGTTTGGCCACGGCGAGACGAAGGCCACATGCCTATGGCTGCACGGGCTCCCGCCCCTACAGCCCACGGACATAGTGGAGGGCCGCACGGCGCGCGTTCATCGTATGCCGCCCGGCCCGGACAGGTGGAAAGAACGGTCACGAACTTATGGAGGCGTCGCGGAAGCGATGGCGGCACAATGGGGCGCATGAAGAACTATTACGAATTCTCGCAACTGATCCGTGAACTAGAAACCGAAACGCTGCTGATAATGGCGCAGGCCGAAGATGACGAATACAAGCGCCAACTGATCGAATGGGAGATTGAAGAACGTGCTAAGGCTTGACCTCACAACCATCCCCGGCGGCGTCCGGGTCAACTGGCGCACCGGCGAGGGGCTAACCTTCCATCGGCGCGACGGCTCGCTGATAATGAAAATAAACGCCGACTATGCCGACGACCGCGCGCTGATGACCGCAGCGCACGCCCTCAATTTTATGTTTAGGACTGGGAAACATGCCAACACCGATTCAACTCACACAACAGATAGAGCAACTGATACGGGAGACGGCGGCCAAGCATAACCTATCCACCGTGTCGATCAAACGGCACAACCGCCGCAAAGAGGTCATATGGCCCCGGTTCGAGGTCATGTGGCGCGCACGGCACGAGTTGAACGCGCCCTACGCCCTCATCGGCCAAGTGCTAGGCGGCCGGGACCATTCCACTATCATGCACGGGATCGAACGCTATGAAAATCGGTGAAGTCATGTCAATTTTGCTTGCTGTCATAATCGAGATCTTGCTGGGGCTAAAATGAAACACTGGGAAACGCAATTCGAGGATTATGGGGCGGTCGTTCCCGACTGGCCGCAGGATAAGCCCTGCTATGAGGTGAACAAGCCCCTGTGGGCCTTCTGGCGGCGTCTGGAGCCTATGTCGCAGGAGCATCCCGTGTTCACCGAACAGGAGATAGTGCGACGACTTGACCTATTTTATTTTGGGGATGGAACGTGCCACACTGGCTAGTTTCCTCCCTACGGTGAACTGGCCCCGCGAAAGCGGGGTTTTCTTTTGCTTAATAGCCCAGCATCGCCCGCAAACGATTCAAAAAGCCCGGCTCATAGTCACGGCCGCCCAGAAAGCTGGATTCTTGCATACCGGGAGAAAAGCTACGCGGCGACAAGATGTCTGCAGAGCCGGGGATCATACGAGCGCCCTGCGCCTGTCTAATACGCAGCGCCAGCGCTTCCTGCGGCGATAGAACTTGCTCGCCAAGCCGATTCGGCATTGGATTGGCGGCTATGAAATCAGCCGCTTGCTGCAATGTATACGTATTGTTCGGGCCTATTGGCGCGGGCATAGGAATGCCCAGAGCGCTTGCTTTACTGGCCACATGCAAATAATTCTGATCTTCCATATCTGGCGTAAACGGCGGCGCATCGCGCATAGTAATCTCGCGATTGTTGAGCCGAGTTATTCGTTCAACGTCGGTTTCGTCGCGAGGCGTTCCGTAAAGGTTAAACATCGGGCCGCTGAAGTCATAGAATGGGTCGGCATAGCCGACTTTACCGGAGAGTTTCTTGGCCATGACCGAATCCGAGTTCGAGCGACGCCTCAAGGCGCTTCAGCAGGAAATATCCGAAGCCTATCTTAAAGGATATGCCGAGGCGCGGCAACGGGCGCAATGGAACCTTACCGCCTGTCTCGACGAGGCGACGCGCCTCCGAAACGCCCTGGAATTTGCGCTCGACGAGGTGCAAGACCCGCATCGGAGAGCGCAAATCCTAATAGCCATGCGACGCCACAGCGAATCAGATCAAGAATGACGCAACGGCACCACATTGTCCGCCCCTCCGGGCTCCACAGCGTCGCGTAGCTGACTCTTGCTCAGCCCGGCCATCTCCGGCCGCACGAATATGTGCCGCTTGGACTTATGTTTTGGGGAGCAGCACAGCCCCTTGTCAACCCACCCCGCCTCTTTCAAGGCATGGAACAGCGCCGGCTGCACGAGCTTCATATGCGTCGGCGCGGTCTTCTCCATCTCCTTGATGACCTCATGCCAGGGGCCAGACAAGATATCCACATTGAACGGCGCTTCGCGCTTTTCGATCAAGTGATAGATGAAACTCTCCGCGTTGCTCATGCCGGTAAAGATCAGCTTCTGCTTGTATTCGGTCATCATCGGGATCGCCTGCGGGCCAAACCCCGACACATCGCGCGCATATAGCCAGCCAGCCACGGCTTCAAACCCGCCGTTCTTATACCAACCCCATATCTTATCGGCTTCGCTCGCTGTCATCTTGGCGCTTTCAGACCAGACGCAAAACCAGCGGCGGTCGTCCGAATCAAGCGTGATCGGCAGATCCTCATTCGTGAACGCCAGCATGAACAGGCGATTAACCATCTGATACGGATGCAGCCCCTTGCGGTTAATTATCAGTGTCTCCGGCGGCGCGGCGATGATCGGCTTCAGCTTGTTCGCCAGGGCACGACGATCCTTCGCCTCCGGCTCTTTTAGTTCGTTCAGCACGACGATCTCAGCCTCTAGCTGATACCCCCACTGGCTCGACAGGCTGTCATTGTCAATCAGACCTTTGTTCTTTTCATGTGGGCCGCACACAGACCAGATAAACGGTGCCCACATCGTATCCTTACCGCAACCGCCCTTGCCGCCGTGCAAGATCGCGTGGTTGATCTTGACGCCAGGATTCTGCAACTTAAACGCCATCACATCCCAGATATGATTCAATTCGGCTGCATCCGGCACAAGCCGGCGGCAGTGGTCGAGCCAGGGCGTCGCATCACCACCGCCCGTGACCTCCGGTCGCGCGTCGCGCCAGACGTTGCCGTAGACAAGCCCATCCTTATGCACCATCCAGTCCTCTCCGGCGGCATAGGTTAGACCTTTGAGCGCGTAACCGCCCATCGCCTCGCGGTTCTCGTCATACCAGATGGACGCCTCAAGACGCCGCGGCTTCTCGCCAGCGGACTTGCATTCGATATGTCTAAAGATTGCATTAAATGCTTTGCGGCTGATTTCGCTGCACGTCTTTTTATCGAAATAGGCGTCATCGTCGACAATATACGCAAAGCGTTTGTGCCAGCCGGCGCGTTCTTCGCGACCTGCCTGTTTACGCTCCACGTCAGCGATAGTCTCCTTGCCCTTGTCGGGAAAGTCAGCCGTCGGCGTCAGTTTGTTAATCTTACTGGTATATTCGGCAATGAGGTCGTCACGCAGTCCGGGGATGGCGCGGGGGCCACCCTGTTCCGCCACCCAATCGCAAAAGAACTTGCTATCAAGACCGTCGCAATGACCATGATGACAACAGAATGAACGATCTTGCGGCTTATACCGCGCCTCAATGCTGCCATCGGTATGCTCCGCATGATTCGGGCAGACAACGCCACACCAACCGGCTGCGTTCGTGCCGGACAATACTAAACTGTTCTCGCTCAACCATGCCAGCACCGTATCCGCGCCGTTGTCTTTTACGCGGAACGTAATAGCGCGAGCGGTGCCAGGCTCCGCAGGCGTGACGCCGAACGCTGCAATCAATTCTTGGATCGTGTATTCGACGCCGGGATTAAACTCCACCTCACGGCAGATAAATTCCTCTTTGCCCGGCTTACGATTTACGGAACCCGGAAGACGGCAGTTACGCACAGCGTTACGCGCGCCTCTGTCCGTGTAATCAGCCGCGCCAAGCGCCTCGACAAATACGGTCTGTTCTTCGACGGTCGGCTGTTCACTGTAGGCGAACCAATACTGGTAGCTGCCTTCGCTTGTCTCGACGATAGCGGTCGGCTTGACCGGCGGCGTCTTGATGACAACACTCTCGCCGTCATAGACTTTCGTTTCGCCAATGTCGTCCAGCATAAGGAACAGCACATGCGTGCAGTTCGCCAGCGCCGCAGACGGCTTTTCCGGCATACGGTCCTTGATAAACGAGCCGGTGTTTAAAAACCAACTTTCACCGGCTTTGCGTTTATGCGTCGGGTAATACGCGGGCCAAGTATATTTACGCTTACCGTCAGCGTGATGCTTGCCAGTGTCGATCTG